AGGGGTTAGCTTGCGCTAACCCCTTGAAAAATATGGTGGCTACACCGGGACTTGAACCTGGGACATCAGCATTATGAATCGCATGAGAGCGCCCCCACATTACCTCGAAGCCCTGTGAACCGGGCCTTTCAACGACGGCAAAACCTCACCTCAACCGGCTGTTTCTGTTAATTTTCCTACTGTAGTCACTTGGGATCTTTACTGTTACAGCCTAACGAGCTAGCTTGTTATGTCATAGTGCTATGTCTGTCTAGGGAGGGATTTTTATGATTAATGGTATAACTATTAAGGATGTTGCGAGCTATGACCGAGCCGGTATCTCTTTTACAGAGATGGCTAAAGTTAATTTTATTTACGGGGCGAATGGGAGTGGTAAAACCACTATTTCTAACTTTTTAGATGGTGCCAGTTTGGATCGTTATAAAAGTTGCTCCATAAGCTGGGATGCCGGTGGTGCGTTAGATGTTCTGGTTTATAATAAGGGTTTTAGGGAAAGAAACTTTGGTAGGTCAACAATTGAGGGGGTATTTACCCTGGGTGAGGCCGCTATTGATATTCAAGAGAAAGTGGAGGAGAAGCAAAAGCTTCTTCAAGCGATTGTTGATGATGGTAAAGGTAAAAAGGCAACATTAGAAAAATTAAAGGGGGACCTCGTTCAAGCTGAGGAGGCTTTTAGAGAGAAAGTATGGGCTGCATACTATAAGGTCTATGAGGATGAGTTTAAGCCTGCTTTTAGAGGTAATGCACAGAAAGAATCTTTTAAGCAGCGATTGATTATGGAGTGTTCTAGTAGTGCTCCGTTGGATGTAAGCCTGGATCAGATGCGAGATTTGGCGCGTACTGTCTTTGGAGTTTCGCCAAAAACTATCGAGCCTCTTGTGTTATTCCCTGTTTTTCATTTTGAAAGATTTCATGTAGATAGTGTTTGGCGCGAAAAGGTTATTGGTAAAGATGATGTTGATATAGCTGAGCTTATTAATAGATTGGGGATTAGTGACTGGGTTAGCTTTGGTAGAGGATTCGTTGAGGGAGAGACTTGTCCTTTCTGTCAAAAGTCTACGATCACGGCTGAGTTTAAAGAAAAGCTTGATTTGTACTTTGATGATAGTTACAAGAAAGGTATTCAACGCTTGAATAAAGCGGTAGAGGATTACAAGGCGGAAGTGGGTAGGGTTAAGAGCTTCTTGTCACGGATAGAGGAAGAGGTTAGCCGGCGTGACGAGTTGAAATTCGATGTGGATTCATATAAGGCTGAGTGTCGAGCGATTTTTGCATTAGTAGACTCTAATTTAGAAATTGTTTATGGGAAATTAAAGGAGCCAAGTCGTACTGTTGAGCTTCACTCGATGCAAGAGTCCTTCGATAAAATTGCTTTGTTGTTCATGGAGTCATTGCGCAAGGTTGATGAACATAACCGTATTGTGGATAACCTGAGGCAAGAGAGGAACAAACTTGTAAACTCATTGTGGCGCTACTTGGCACATCAGGCTCAAGATGATTTTAAAGAGTATTCTAGAAAGATTGCTGGGATAAAAAAAGGTATTGAGAATGTTGAAAGAATAATTGGTGAGAAACGATTGGAGTACAAAGCGTTGGAGGGGCAGGTGAGAGAGCTAGTCGCTAATAGCGCGGGAGTTCAGCCTGCTGTGGAGGAGATAAATAGGCTCTTATCAGGATGTGGCTTTAATAGTTTTCAGATTGTTCCTGCGGACTCTGTTGCTAATCACTACCAGATAAAGCGTGAAGATGGTAGTTTAGCTGAGCCTACGTTAAGTGAGGGAGAGGTTTCCTTTATTACATTTCTCTATTTTCTGCAATTGGCTAAGGGGGGGACGCGCTTAGAAAAGGTTAGAGGGGCAAGGGTTCTGGTAGTAGATGATCCAATATCTAGTTTAGATAGCGGTATTCTTTTTGTTGTAAGTACTTTAATGAAGGGTGTAATTAGAGAGATAAAGGCTGGCATTGGAGATATAAAACAGCTTATATTGCTTACTCATAATGTTTATTTTCATAAGGAGGTGTCTTTTATTGATGGTAGGACAAGAGTTGATGCGAATGTAAAGTTCTGGATTATACGTAAGAATGATCGGTTTTCGAAAATTTTCTGTTATGGCATGGATAATCCAATTAGTACATCCTATGAGCTGTTGTGGCGTGAGTTGAGAGAGGTAGCAGATGATTCACATGTCACTATACAGAATGTGATGCGGCGGATTATTGAGAATTACTTTAAAATTTTAGGGAGTTATGGCGATGATGAATTGATTGGTAGTTTTGCTACTAAGGAAGATAAGGATATCTGTCGCTCGTTGTTGTCGTGGGTGAATGACGGATCACATTGCGTTTCAGATGATCTGTTCATTCAATCAGAAGGGGTTGAATTGCCTGCATATAAAAGGGTTTTCAAAGAGATATTTATTAGGACTAAGCATGAAGCGCACTATGAAATGATGATGCGTGTTTGAGTGCAGTGGGCTTGTTCTTTTTGATTGGATTACCAGGTCTTATCTTTTAGACCTTCTATGCACTCTTTTACGTCCTCATCGATAGTGTTTCTCGGCTTAATGCATTCCTTCATGGTCTTCCGCACGCCTCTATTAGCCTCCCTTTCGCGTTTGTCCTGCATCTTAAGGCTCTTCCTGGCGGCGTCCCCTACCATGCCATCTGTACCTGCCATGAACTCGGTAACTATGCGGCTAAATCCTGAGCCGATAGCTTCCGCGATGGGCGCTGTCGCCTCGCCGGCCTGAGTCGCTAAAGGCTTGGATTCTTCTGCGTATGCGAAGCCGCACAGCGTCAAAAGTACGATGGTGGATGCAACTGCTCTCATTCCCTCTCTCCGATCCTTGAAGCGAACCAGCGTTCCGCTGCTCTCCTGGTGATCGCTATCCCGCGTTGGGACTGCTCAAGTTTTGATTGGCCTCGTCGTATTCCGGGCTGGTCTGCCCGCTTTCAGGGGCGATGTTGCCCGTCACCAGCCAAAGCGCGTACTGCGGAAAAATCTCTATCACCGCCTCGATTTCAGCGTCGGTGATCCTGGCTTTCCCGTTTCGGACATTACCCCACCGATAGCGATCAATCCCGGTCTGCTTTTCAAACCAGACACTTGTCCGCTCCTTGTTAAACAAGGTTATAAGGCGGTCTTTTATCATGCCTAAAAATTCTACTTAGTAGATTGTACTTAGTAACAATCTGAGTGTAAGGTTGCTCTACTTAGTAAAAATTACTCAGTAAGCGTGATTTTCATTATAGGGCAAAACCATGGAAGAGTCTGGAATAGTGGGGTTCACCGTTACAGGTGCTGTAGAAAAGGTCACGGACTTCCGCACTGCGCCGTTCTGCTCGCAGGCGGTATTCGCGCAGATGCTGGGCCTGGAAGACATCACGGAAGACGTGGTGCGGGGCTGGGTGGAAACCAAGACGATCCCGACTGCCAAGATTGGCCGTCGCCGCGTGGTGAACCTGCACCGTATTCGCCGTGACCTCGACCGGGGCAAATCGATCTTCTGCCAGGGTGATTACGATGCCGAGTGATCGCCCAGTGCCGATGGAAACCTTCCAGTTCTGCTTCGCGGGCATTGTCGGCGGCGTCTCCGGCAGGGTTGTGTCCTGGGGCGGCCTGACTGTCGATATCGACCGGATAGAGAACGCTTGGCTTCGTCGAGCGATTGAAGACTATCGCTGTGGTCGTAGGGGGCAGAAATGAGCCATGGCCGCCAGTCCCTACTACCTGCGCCAAACCCACACCCCGGACTGCGCCTGCTCTGTGTGCTGGTCCGCAAGGCAGGTCATCCCATTGCACAGCCCGTCGCCGTGTCCGGACTGCCGGCCCCCTGGGCTGCCCTATCTGGAAGATGGCCGCTGGCTCTGCCGTCCCCGTTCCTTCTGCGCGAAACACGACCCGTCCCGGCGTCCGCCCAAGTACTGGCACGTTGTGTACGACAGCGGGAAACCCACGCCCTTCGTGCCCGTGCGCGAAGCATTCCAACTGGAGGGCTGACCCATGCTCGCTGACACCTTGAAAGCGCTGCTCCTGCTCTGCCTGATCCAGGCCGCCCGCACCGTGGCCGATCCGGTCAAGGGCCGCGCTCCCGGCTCGTCGGAACAGCTTTACCGTTCCGGCGAACGGAAGCACGGGCGGAGCGCACCCTTGAACGCCTCCCCCCTGAAACAGCCTCCGCTGGGGAGTGTGGGGCAGCTTCTCCGCCCCGCGCTTCCGAGCCCTCGGCGGCAAGAGCGGGATGACAAGGGCAGAGCCCTTGGTGTTGCTCTGCGGGTTCCAAGGGGAAGTGTTCCCCTTGGCCGTCGGCGACGACGTTGCGATAGGGACCGTTACTCGAATGGGCTGAGACGAACACCCGTGGTTGGCTTGGTTCGCTAGCGAATAGAGCCCGGCCCGAAGGGATCGCCTGACAAATCACTTTCACCCAACACCGCTGAATGAAGGCGAAACAGCCGAATTTGCAGCAGCGGGACAACTCACGCCGAAAAAGGCGAATTGAAGGAGAAACACCGATGAACATGTTTGCAACCCAAGGCGGCGTCGTCGAACTGTGGGTCACCAAGACCGACACCTATACCTCGACCAAGACCGGGGAAATCTACGCCTCGGTCCAGTCCATCGCCCCGATCCCGGAAGGTGCCCGTGGCAACGCCAAGGGCTTCGAGATCAGCGAATACAACATCGAGCCGACCCTGCTGGACGCCATCGTCTTCGAAGGCCAGCCGGTGCTCTGCAAGTTCGCCAGCGTGGTCCGTCCGACCCAAGACCGTTTCGGCCGGATCACCAATACCCAGGTCCTTGTGGATCTGCTGGCCGTGGGCGGCAAGCCGATGGC